CTATCCAGATCCGTACTGCCCAGAAGGCATCGTCTACTTCGTTAACACGAACTACCTGAACCTGTACATCCACGAGCAGGGTTCGTTTGTGTTTACTGGGTTTGAGTCCACTCTGCCTAACTGGCAGATTGGTTACGTCGGCGCTGTGCTGATGATTGCTGAGTTGATTAGCACTAAACCAAAGTCTATGACTAGGGTTAGTTCTTACAACTCGCTGACCCTGTAAGGAGAGAAACATGGCTCTCGGCTTAAACAAGATCCTGATCGCCGGCGCGAATAGCAACACGGCGGGTGCTTACTTCACCACTCAGACTCTGATCGCTCCTGCAACGGTTGCTGGCAACGTAGTTCCTGCTGGCGTATATCTGATGTTCCCCACACTGAACAGCCAGATCTACGCTAACAACGGTACTGCTCTTGCCCTGTTGATCGCTGCTAACACTGGTGGCGTTCTGGTTAGTGACGGTGTTAACGTGGTTGCCAACTCGACAACCAGTGCTAACACGATCACTTTCTTGACGGTTAACGGTGGTCAGAACGTCAGCTCCACGTTTACCAGCTAAGGAGTAAACATGGCTAACGCAGATGCAGTCGGACAAAACACACCAGACTCGTTTGGTAACTTTGCCATTGGTGGAGTTACCGGAGCGTCTTTGGCAACGGCTGGCAATGCTGTAGTGGCTATTCCTTTCCTGAAAGGTGGGCTTACCAATAGTGGTAACCTCACCGGTTCAGGACAGGTGATCATTCGTCGGGTTACGATTCAGAACCCTAATGCTAGTGCGTCTTTGGCTAACGTGAATATCACGACTACCAATGATGGCAACACCAGCAATGCGGTTGTTGCAACAGTCTCGTTAGCAAACTTGACTGCTGTCAACAGGTTTCAAGACCTGACGGTTGCCAGCCCTTACGCATTGACAACCACCATCAACGGAGCAAATACTTCGTCTCTGTATTTGAACGTCACTAACGCAGCATCTGTGTTGGTTGACGTTCGTGTTTATGGTGATGTGGTTTCGTTCTAATGGAAGTTTTCGTAACCAACTGTAGCGACACACATTTGACTGACCGTCATAATGGTGTTGACTATCAGTTCAAAAAAGGTGTGCCTACGCCAGTTTCTATAGAGACTGCTAGGCACATCTTTGGTTACCAAGATGATGACAAGCTCCCATACGCAGTCCGTCTGGGGTTTGCAACCCACTCGTCGGATCTTGAAATCGGACTTGAACGGTTGGCTATGTTTCGCATCGGCCAACATTCAGCGCAGGACCGCATTCCCTCGGCGGTAGGCGTAGTACCCCTACCCGTCAAAAAAGTAGGGGTAGGGGGAAAAGTCTCCTGAGGGTTACAATAGGCAACTATGGCAACCCTAAATTCGTACATCACAGACGTTCGCAGGCTTCTACACGATGCCAATGGGAACTTCTGGTCTAACGATGAGATTACGGATTACGTCAACAATGCTCGTGAAAGGGTAGTACGAGACACTGGTTGCCTGCGTACCCTGCAAATTTCTGCTACACCTCTTGCACCAGACGGCACAGCCGCAACAATCTGGTCTGCTGGACTTGCTGTCACTACAGGACAGTACATATTCTCAAACATCTTCATCTACCAGGTTACGGTAGGTGGGACTCTGGGGACTACAGCCCCGCCATACCCCGCATCTGGGACTAATTTTCCTCCTTCAACTGCTTTTACCAACGGCACAGCCACGCTGTTGTACGTACAAAGTGCAGAAATTATCCCGTTTTCGTCGCTACCTAATGGTTCGCAGACTCTGGATGTTCTTAACCTGACGATTTATTGGGGAAATTCCAGAATTCCTTTGCGCTACCTGCCCTGGACGAATTTCAACGCCCAGTTACGGTACTGGCAAAATTACGTTGGACGGCCTGTGTGCTTCTCAACGTATGGTCAATCGCAAATTTACATCTCACCCGTGCCTGACCAGTCTTACAGCATGGAAGTAGACACGGTTGTCCTGCCTTCTCCGCTCGTTCTGACCAATCCTACGGTCAATGACTCCATCAACGACCCGTACACGGTTCCTGTGGCGTTCTACGCGGCCTACAAGGCAAAGTACAAGGAACAAAGCTACGGAGAATCTGAGATTTTCCTACAGCAGTACAACCGTCAAGTGCAGAGCGTGTTGAATTCGGTCTTCACGCGCAGGATTCCGGACCCGTATAGCAGTCCTTATTAACATGGCATCTCAAGAACAGAAAAAGACCTACACTGTTCTGAAGACGTTCGGGGGGATCAACACCAAAGCCAACCGCACAGCCATCAGAGACAGTGAATTCTCTTGGTTGGAAAACGCCATGCCTATTGGCGACTCCAACATCAAGATTGTTCCTGCTCAAAGCGCCGTTACAGACAGCACAGGCAATGTAGTTGTCTTTGCAAACACAACTTCTTATCTAACGTCCACAAATATCAACGTATCTGACTACATAGTCAGTTTTGAAGTAGACGGTAGAGCACAAGCGTTCAATCTGACCGGCAATGTAACTAGTAACGTTGCCGTTTCAGGCACGTTTAGCAATGCAAACGTCAGCACTGCCCAGTGGAAGAACGAAAGACTGCTTATTGCAGACACAGACAAAGGTTTGTCTAGTTGGAACGGTTCAAACGTAGTTTCTATAGGGTCTGTTGGCCTTATATCGGTGTCAAACCCAGGTTCTGGGTACACATCTGCGCCAAACGTGGTGATCAGCGCACCCAACGATGCTAACGGGGTGCAAGCAGTAGCCACAGCAACGATCGTCACTGGATCTGGTGGCATCAGGTCAGTCTATGTGACCGCAGGAGGCGTTGGATATACCGCTGTTCCAGACGTAACTATAGGTGCGCCCAATATCACGGGTGGAACCCAGGCTACAGCGGTTGCTAGCATCAGCGGCGGTGCAGTTGTTTCGGTGGGAATCGTCAACGCAGGCTCTGGATACACTGCTGTACCCACTGTGACATTTTCTAGTGGGGCCGCTGCCGCTACAGCAGTAATTTCTACTGGTGGCGTGAGCAGCGTATCTTTGACAAACGCGGGTAGTGGATATACATCGTCTCCAACCATCACTTTCTCAGGCGGTGGAGGCTCTGGAGCTAATGCTATAGCCCAGATTGTGACGTTCAAGACCGGAACCGTTAGCATCTTGCTCAACAACGGTGGTTCTGGCTATACGTCAGCTCCTACAGTGAGTATTGGAGGTGCTAACACCACTCCTGCTACTGCTACTGCCATAGTTCTTGGCAATACTGTTTCGCAGATTGTGATGACTAACCCGGGTGCTGGGTACACTAACGCTACCGTCAGCCTTTCTGGTGGTGGCTTTAGCACTGCTGCCAACGTTACGGCAATTGTAAACACAGATCAGGTAGTTTCCGTAGCCACGTTCTCTGGCAGAACCTGGGTTGCTGCTGGACGCACCGTCTACTACTCTGCCGCAGATTCCTACAGTGATTTCACAAGTGTTTCTGCTGGATCATTTACTATTACGGACTCTACGCTGCACGGAAACATCAAAGCGTTATTGTCAGCCAACAATTTTTTGTACATCTTTGGTGAAACAAGCATCAACGTCTTTTCTGACGTTCGTGTAGACACTAACGGACAGACGTTATTTACCAACACCAACGTTTCTGCCAGCGTAGGGACCAAGCGTATCTACGCTATCTACCCGTTTTTCCGGTCTGTGCTGTTCATGAACGACTATGGGATCTATTCCTTGGTCGGTTCTACCACCAGCAAGTTGTCAGATCCTCTTGACGGTATATTTCAACTCATAGACTTCAGCCAGCCTATCAGCGGTGGACAGGTCTTACTGAACAACATACTATGCGCGGCATTCTCCTTCACCTACAACGACCCGGTAGCTGGAGGGAGAAAGGTCCAAGCCGTGTTTTTCGAGAAGAGGTGGTTTCTAACCTCCCAAGGAGCGTTGGAATACATCACTTCCGTCCCTACAGCGGGGGTCATTCGCCTATATGGGACCGCAGGCTCAAGCCTCTACCGTCTCTATGCTAACTCTACGGCCAGCGTAGCAAGTATGATTCAGACCGCTCTGATGCCTATGGGTGATCCCATACGAACTAAGCAAGCACTCAAATTTGGCATTGAAGCTCAGTTGCAAGCAGCATCTACTCTGTTGATCAGCGTAGATAATGAACAAGGGTTAGGGGCAACTGGTGCGTATACAATCGACAACTCTGTTGTCTGGATCAATAATTCCTATCAACCCGTAACTTGGCAAAACAATAGTTTGCAAACGGTTGGATGGGAAACATCTTACGGGTATGCTCTGTACAAGTCAGATGCTCAACAGTACGGCAAGTATCTTGGCTTGACAATCAACAGTAATAGTGCCGGGTATACCGTGAACACGTTTGAGTTTGAACATGAATTGAGAGTGAGGTTCTAATGACTGTCCCCTACGCTTTTGCCAATTTAAGCGGGAACATTGCTCTCGCCAAGCTAGACAGTAACTTCAACACGCCGATCATCATCGGTAATACATCTGTTTTGTTAGGCAACACGATTACTACGTTAAATAACGTAACTCTTGCCAACGTCACCATTACAAGTGGAACAAGCAACGTAACCAATGTATCTGTTACCACTGCAAATGTTGTTACCGCAAATATTGCAAATGCGTTTATAACAACAGCAAACATAACAACAGCCAACGTCACTACATTAGCCCTCACTAACGGTTTGGGTACTGCATCTGGCGGCACTGGTTTAACGGCATTTATTGCTAACGGCGTTGTTTATGCCAGCAGCTCAAGCGTATTGGCTACTGGGTCGGTTCTGACGTTTGATGGAACGCAATTTGGTGTTAACGGCATCACCGTGGGCCGTGGGGCTGGTGCTGTGTCTACAAACACTGCGGTAGGTGCTAATGCGTTGGTTTCAAATACAAGTGGAAGTACTAACACATCAATTGGGCAGGGTTCACTTTCTTCAAATACAACAGGAGCAGCCAACACAGGAGTTGGTCAATCCGCACTTAATGCCAATACAACCGGAGTCAATAATACTGCCGTTGGTAATAGAACGCTTTTGTCTAATACCACCGGAGTTCAAAATACTGCGGTTGGAGTAAACGCTGCTTCCGCTTTGACCACAGGAAACAATAACGTGGCAATTGGAGGTGTTAGTTGTTTTTCAAGCGCAACAACTGACGTCAACTCAACTATTGTTGGATGCTACTCTGGGTCCAATCTTAACGGCGGTTATCAAAATACCTATTACGGGTACAACTTGTCAGGGTCAAGTGCTACTGCTCAATACGAAATTATAATTGGGTCTGGAATTACAGGAAAAGGAAATTCAACTGGGTTTTTTTCGTCAAATGGCGGGGGAATTTACCAAGGCAACAATTCAAGCACTTGGTCTACAACGTCTGATCGCCGCCTAAAGAAAAACATTGTTGACAACATTACTGGTTTGGATCAGATCAATTCCATCCGAGTCCGTAACTTTGAATATCGGTTACCGGAAGAAGTTGACGCAGAACTTAAACCCACTGACGCAATCAAGAAGCCGGGAACTCAACTTGGCGTAATTGCCCAAGAGATTCAACAAGTGTTGCCAGACTGTGTTAAACAGGAAAGCACTGGTGTCCTATCGGTGGACTCAGATAACCTCACTTGGTACTTAATCAACGCAGTTAAAACACTTTCATCTGAGGTTGACAGACTCAAATTTCAACTCAATAAAGTACAACCATGATCGACTCACCTACCCCCGAAAAAATCGATCAAAACTACAAAGCCGCTATGGATTCAGTGAACCTGATCAACGGTGGAAAACCAGAAAACATGACCGACGCTGACTGGGCGGACGCGCTCAAGCGTAATAAAGAGCATTTGCAAATAATGCTAGCCAAGGATTTCTGGACTAACGAAGACCTCACGCCTCTGCAAACCGCAGCCTCTGTGCAGGCGCAGATCAACAATCAGATCAACCAACCAGTTGTTTCACCACCGCTTCCTTGGGCTAATTAAAAATGGGAATTCAAGCCTTTACCCCTATGGGAAACACGATAACCTTTACGGCTACCGCTAGTTCTCCCACGACTTCCGTACAGGCTGCGTCCACCACTCTTGGTGGTAACCAGTACCGGATCATCAACAGCGGTAACGTGACGGTGTTTATGGGGTACGGGCAAGCTAACGCAAGTGCTGTAGCCAACGCGGTAGTTGTTACCAGCACTCAGTCTTCTATCCCGCTACTATCAGGAACAGACGAGATCTTGACGTTCACTCCTAACGCTTACTTTGCTGGGATCACCAGTAGTGGTAATGCTGTGATATACATTACGCCAGGAGACGGGGTGTAACATGGTTCTAAAGACTGTTTCTACTCTTGGGGCTACTGGTGGGGGTGGCGGCGGTGGCACTCCGGGCGGTTCTAATACGCAAGTTCAATATAATAATTCTGGGGCATTTGGAGGAGATGCGAATTTAACATTCAGCGGAAGTACGCTTACTTCTGCAAATCTTATTGTTTCTAATTTGACTGTATCTCAGGCTGTATTTAGTAGCGCAACAAAACAACTGGTCAGTAACCCAATTACGGGTACCTCATCTGTTGTAATGAACACCAGTCCAATTATTACAACACCGTCTATAATAAACTCAACGATCACCAACTACACTGAGACACGGTACACAGCGACCGTCACCAGCAATGCGATCACGCTCGACCTGGCTAACGGCACGTTTCAAACCATCACCACAATGGTCGGAGCCAATGCAATTACGCTGCCCGCTGTCGGCAGCGGTAAATCGCTCACCGTCCAAGTGGCCTACGCTTCGATTCCGACCACGCTCACGTTCGCATCACCGTCTGGCTCTCTTAAATATCCCAACGGCGCGACGCCAACCCCAACTTTGACTAACGGAAAATACGACTTTTACACGTTTGTGTCTGACGGTACAAACTGGTATGGGGTTCAAACTGGGAACAACTTTTGATGTTTTCCACAGTTAAGTTGTTTGGTACGTCTTACGCTGGGTCTACCAATATTGCGCTTGCTCATACGACTACGCCGTTTGTAACGGCGTACCCATTCTCCAGTGGTTTTGGTACTAAGTACGCTAATCCAGCAACCTTACCGGCAGGTAATGGTCAAGGCGTAGCATTTAGTCCTATTGGGGACAACATCGCAATTAGTTACGCAACAACTCCTTTTGTTTCGGCTTATCCTTGGGCCAATGGGTTTGGATCGAAATATTCTGACCCTGCAACTTTGCCAACAGGGTCTGGGAACGGAGTTACATTCAACCCATCTGCTAACGCTATCGCTGTTGCTCACACAACAACACCATTTATTTCGGCATATCCTTGGTCAAGCGGATTCGGTACAAAATATTCAAATCCATCGACGTTGCCTCCAAACGTTGGGAGCGGTGTAGCATTTAATCCAGCAGGCGATGCTATTGCTGTTTCTCATACTGGAACCCCATACGTTTCGGCATATCCGTGGTCTAGTGGTTTTGGAACAAAATATGCAAATCCATCAACATTGGCGACGGGAAATTCTCAAGGCGTTTCTTTTGCACCCAACGGAAGTGCTGTTGCGATATGTTCTAACGCAAGCCCCTATGTTTTGGTTTATCCTTGGTCGAGCGGATTTGGAACTAAATTTGCAAATCCAACAACTGCAATAACTGCTTTGAGTGTTGGGGTTACATGGAATCCAACTACAACTGTAATTGCCGCCGCTATCGGCACCAGTGGATCTGGTTTTCAGGCTTATGATTGGTCATCGAGCGGTTTTGGTACTAAATACACAGTGTCTGGAGGAACAGCCGGCGCTGTTGCGTTTAATTCAAATGGCAATGCTGTTGGTTTAGCCACCACCGGATCACCTTATATCAACGTGTGGCCTTGGACAACTGGCAGTGGTCGAGGGACACAATACTCAAACCCCGCTACGTTACCGACCGGTGCTGGTGGTGGAATAGCATTCTCACCAAATTAAAGGAAATTTATATGGTTACCGATCAAGAGCATTTGAACAATCTGGTCGCTGCGGCGTTTGGTCGTGAAATGGAGATCTATCACTACCAGATCAACGTTGACAACTACAGCACGATGCTGGCTGCGCTGCCGACTGACGCCTGGCCCGATGACCTGCTGCCGTACAAAGAGGCAGCTATTGACCGCCTGCCTGAGAGCCTGAGCGACGAGGTGATCAACACAATCTCGGAGTACCAGTACCGGGACAGGATCAAGAATCTGCTCCGCACTGAAAAGGTCGAGCAGAGCAAAACCGTCAGGGTTAGAGATGCTCTGAAGTCGCAGATCGGTGCAGATTACGATGCGTTGATTGCGGCATACAAAGCTCAAAATACATGATGGTGATTAGATGTCAGACACTACCGATACCAAACTAGCTGTGCACGAAGCAATTTGTTCTGAGAGATACGGCAAAATTTCTGATTCGTTATCCGCAGGCGATAAGCGGATGACCAAAATTGAGTACCTTCTTTACGCAGTGATTGCAGCGGTGTTGTTTGGTCCAGGTGTAGCAGCAGAGTTTGTCAAGAAGATGTTTGGGCTATGACTGAAAAGCTGGAAGCCAAGTCTCAACTTATTGAGAAGACTGCATTTGCAGTGCTTCCAATCCTTTTCACTTGCGTGGTTTACTTGATGTCGTCGCTGGACAAACTCAGCCATGACGTAACGGTGCTAAACGCCAAGATTAGTTTGGTGGTCACGTCAGACAACAAGCAAGCCGCCAACTCTGGGGCTGAACTGGCGCGGGAAAAGTTGCGGCAAGACATGGAAAAAGAAATCCAGCACAACCGCGACATGATTCATGAAAACCAAAAACATATCAGCATTATTGAAGATCGCATGGCGAGGAAGTAATGGATGTTATTGACCACTTGCTTCGTTTTTGGCCGGTCTTTGCTGGGATGATTACTGTTGTTATCGTTCTTGCACAGCATCATCAACGGACCGCTGTGTTGGAAGAAAAAGTTAAAATGTTGTTTGACTTGTACAACAAGATGAAAGACAAGTCATGAATATGGATAATTTGTCATACGTTGAGTTTGGTGACGTAGACGGGTTAGGAAGAATGTTGTTTGAGAACGGTGTACAGCACCGTTTGTTCTACGAACAGTTGGCTGACAAGGGCATCCTGATACCTCAGTATCCGATCACAGACGCAGACCCTGATAACTTAGATGACTGGTTGTTTGTTCACAACCAAGAGCATGAAAGACTGGCAAGTCAACTGAACCTAGACAATCCTTTTCAGTTGATCAACGCAGACTGGCAAGTAGAAGATGACTTCTATGATTGGATAGGAGTACATTTGAGCATCCATCAACAGATTGTCAAAGTGTTAGGACTGTAATGGACCCACAACTGGAACAAGCACAAGCCGCTACCCAGCAGTTCATGCAGCAGTATGGACTAGATGCCAGGACTATGGCGTCTATAGGGCAGATGGCACAGGAGGCCATACGGGACCAGAGCTTGTATGCGCTCCTGCGTGAACAGTTGTTGGGCGCACAGATCCTCACTGAGAAAGAGTTGCCAGAACAGGTCAACTACATGACGTTGGCTGCGCTTGCGACTATGGGCGTTCTGGCAGGGGGAATGTAATGGCTGATATTTACGTTGATGAAGTTAGCGATCTAGACCCTGCATCTAAAATTGCCAAGCGACAACAAGGGTTTGAACCTGTCTTTAACCCTATGAACTACCCGTTACCGGGAGACAAGGGTGGGTTTAATTTAGGTAAAGTGTTTGGTGTTGTATTAGCCGTTGCCTCTCTTGCTATACCTACTATCGGCGCAGAAATTGGTGCTGCAATTCTTGAAGCGGTTGGGATTACGGGAGTCACTCCCGCTATAGCCTCCGGAGTAGGTTCTGCTGCTTTGTCTGCGGCCTCTACTGCTGCGGCAGGGGGCAGCCCAGAAGATGTTCTCAAGAATGCCGCTAGTGCTGGGTTTGCATCTGGCGTAAACATTAGCCTTGGCGGTGGGGTTACGGGTGCTGCGGCTGGTTCTGTCGCCGGTACTGCAATCAAAGGTGGTGATGTAGATCAAGTTTTGACAAATGCTCTTGCAGCAGGTGTTGGAGCTGGAGTCACAGGAGTCATTGGTCCAGCAGCAGGAACAATTGCTACTTCTCTTGTTGCTACCGGCGGCGTATCAGATCAAACACTGTTGAATGCCGCTGCTGCTGAAATCAGCGGGTTCAACAAACCTGGCAACGCATCTGCACAGATTGTTGAAACGACTGGAGTTCCAACAACTGGGTCAGAAATCAACACTCAAATGCAGAGGCTGAATTTTCAGCAAGATTTGCGTGACCAGTTAATGAATGACGGAGCATTCCAACAAGTTTCAATGCTGCCTGTTATTGCTGCCGGGGCAGAAATTGCCGCTGAAGTAGCCATCCCGGCGATCATCAGGGCTGCACCCGTTATTGCTGAGTATATGGGTGCAAACATGGCGAGGGAACAGATCGCAGCAGCCATTGCTGACGTTGCTGGACACGCCGCCGCCGCTTGGTACATAAGCCAGTTGAGTCCTAACGGATATTTCCAACAAAGGTTTGATCTCAACTTGCCTCCGTTGAGTGATGCTGAGCTAGATCAACTTGAAAAGAAATACACGACTACTGTTGCTTATGTCCCGTCAACAGACCCAAATACTCTTGACAAAGTAATCATTACTGCAACACTTACTCCAGAGCAGAGAGCAGCACTTTCTAATCCTACGACTGCTGAAGCAGCAGCAGCCAATGTTTCATCTACCGTAACCACTGTTAGCCCCAACGGTCAAACGACAACCACTCCTGCTACTACTACGAGTGGTGTGATAAGCGTCAACAATGTTGCTCCTCTCAAATCAGATGCAACAGGTGGCGCGGCAGGAGGCGGTGCTGCCGGTGGTGGAGCAGCAGGAGGGGGCGGTGGAGGAGGAACTCCAGCCGCTGGTACTCCCGGTGCAGGAACCACTGGTGGTGAAACAGAAGGTGCAAGTGGTACAACTGCTCCTGGAGGTGGAGCAGGTGGGGACGGAGGCGCGGCAAGCGGTGGAGCTGGCACTGTTACCGGAGCAGGAGGTGGACCGGGTGCAGGTGCAGGCACTGGTGTAACTGATCTCTTTGCAGGTGGTACACGTCCTACAAAACCAGACACTAGTGGTGGTGGGATATTACCCTCGGGTCTGACTGCACCCACTCCTATGGGTGTTCCAGACTTAGGTGGTCCACCATCAGCAAATGTAGCTTCTACGGTTGTGGGAGGAGGTGGCACCGACACTGTAGATCCCTTTGCGGGATATGTCAGGCCAACCGCACCAGATACCAGCGGTGGGGGCGGAACATTACCCGGAGTGGCTCCTACACCTATGGGCGTTCCTATACTGCCTGGGCCACCATCTGCAAACGTCACTGCAAACGTCACGTCTGAAGAAGAATACGTCAGGCCAACTGCTCCTGCGTACACGTTGCCTGTATTGCCAGACCAGAAAGCTCCAACTCCTATGGACGTTCCGGTTCTGACTCCACCTACTCTACCTGCAAATGTAACGGCTAATGTCACATCAAATGTTGTTGTTACAAGTGGTGGTGCAAACAATGTTAGTAATGTTTCCACCAAATATCCAACCGTTACTTCAGTACCGCCTACTCCAAGAGTAAAATTACCTGTTATAAGTGGCGCAAGTCCTGCACGATTACTGGCAGATGCGTTGACAGCGTACAGGCCAGCGGGTGCTATAGAAGGTGAAGAGTCTGGAAAAGAAAGGCAAAATGTCTGGAATGAGAAATCACTGCGTCTCAAAGACGCTCTGGGGTTGTAAATGAGTGAACTACGCAAG